GTAGCTGATGAGATGCGCCGGAGTAAGGAAAAAGGTTATGACAAATGGGTGGATCTTGCAGCGTGTGTGTGGGATCTGGTATGTGAAGCGTATACATACAGGGATGATCTGACGATTATTTTTACGGCACATACACAGACAGATCACGATGAAGCCGGTTATATGTTCACCAGAATCAAAACTTCTGGTAAGAAGCTGGACAAGATCTGTCTGGAAAGTAAGTTCACTACAGTACTGCTTAGCAAGTGTGTAGATGGAGCATACAAATTTGAAACTCAGGCAAACAATAGTACGGCAAAATCTCCGATGGGAGCATTTGATCAGATGGAGATTGACAACGATATTGTAGAAGTAATGAAAGCATTGGAGGACTATTAAAATGAAAAAGCCAAACAATTATGAAAATACACAGGCTCAGGGAGAATTTACTCCCGTTGAGCTTGGAGGGCATACACTGGTAATTAAACAGGTTGAGGAACGGAGGTCAAAGACTAACAAACCGATGATTGTTGTGTTCTTTGATTTCGCTCCAGGGGATAAACAGGCGGGGTATTTTGCAGAATCGTTCAAGAATGATATCCGTCCGGACAAGAAATGGCCGAATCAGGGAACGAGCTATATTTTGACAGAGGATAATGATGGTAACTGTAGTAGATCCTTCAAAACATTCTTAACTTGCGTGGAGCATTCAAACAATGGATTTGAAACGCAGTGGGGAGATAACTTCGGCCAGCAGTTTAAGAACAAACTGGTCGGCGGAGTATTTGGAATACAGATGGATTTTTACAATGGAAGAGAACTTGAAAAGCGTATCTTGAGATGGTTTGTATCACAGGATAGAGTGGAAGAAGCTGGAATCCCGATGGAGACAGAAACACAGGCGTATAAGAATCACATTAATGGGTATCCGCAAGGATCCACACCTGCAGGGGATGGATTTATGAATATTCCGGATGGCATTGATGAGGAACTGCCATTTAACTAGGAGTGATGTAAGTGGATATACAAATTGATACAAGAGAAAAGCAGCGTGCTATTCGCAAAATTCTTAAGACATTCGATGATAATGGCGTAAAGCATTTCTCGAGTAAGTTATTAGTCGGCGATTATATGAGTCTGGATAACCCCAGGCTCATCATCGATCGGAAGCAGAATCTGCAGGAATTATGCGGGAACGTCTGCCAACAGCATGAACGATTCAAGAGAGAACTCCTGAAAGCAATCGATGCGGGGATACAGCTTGTGATTCTGGTAGAGCATGGTTCAGATATCCAGAGTTTGGAAGATGTGTGGTTCTGGGAGAACCCCAGGAAACATGAAGTCCGGTGGCGCATGGTGAATGGTAAGCGAGAGAAGTATGTGGTATCAGCTAAGGCGGTTGATGGGAATCAGCTGTACAAATCCCTGTGTACCATTCGTGATCGATACAATGTCCGATTTGAATTTTGTGAGAAAAAAGATACCGGCAAAGAAATTATGCGGATCCTCTCAGGGGGGGGGCGGTGACCCCAGATGACCAGCGAGGAGATTAAACAAACATATAGCATGCGGGACATTTTAAATAAATGTGGACTTCCACAGCCGAACCGGTCAGGTTTTATTCAGTGTCCGTTTCACAAAGGCGATCGGGAAGCTTCCATGAAGATCTATGATAAAGACTTTAACTGCTTCGGGTGTGGAGCAAATGGAGATATCTTTACTTTTGTCGAAATGTTTTATGGTATTTCATTCAAGGAAGCCTTCCGGATGCTGGGCGGGGGATACGATCCATCTTTTAAGTCATCCCTGGCTGTGTATCATGCAAAGAAAAAGAAGCTGATGCGGGGAAAACAGGAAGAAAGATATCGGCAGAAACGAAAGTTAAATAATGATCTGATAGCAATGTACCGGAAGTTTCTTGATCGATCAGAGCCGTTATCAGACGCGTGGTGCGATTGTTACAATGCACTGCAGCTTGAATTATATCATGCGGAAATATTAGAAGAGAGAAGGTGATCACATGGAGCCTTTAGCAAGGCTGGATAGTAATAGCATATTGGCAGAGGATATCTTTTTAGAGATATTCGACCAGGAAGACGAGATAATGAAGGCTCGAATGATCCTTTCACTGACAGATCGAGCTGCAGAACTTGGAGTAAAGAAGAAGTTCGAAGAGTTGTTAAAAGCTTATAAAAAGGTGGACCGGGAGGCAAAGCAGCGGGAGCGCAAGAAGCCGATAGCTATGTTGGATAAGTGGACGAACTTTGAAGGACCATACAATAACATGTTCTGCGGAGCATGGATTGCTGGAGAAGATGGAGTATATGCCCAAAATGACAGTCAGGTAGATGCAGTTGCCTGTTATCATCCAATATTACCAGTGGAGCGTATGAAGAATTTAGAGACTGGCGAAGAGCAGATTAAAATCGCATATAAGCGAAATGGACGATGGGATGAGATTATTGTCCCTAAAACAATGGTGACATCTGCCAGCAAGATTGTAGCTCTTTCCGGAAGAGGAATTTCCGTCACGTCGGAAAATGCAAAGTTATTGGTGCGTTTCCTGTCAGATGTGGAAAATATGAATGACAGCCATATCAAGGTCCAGTATTCCACCAGTAAGCTTGGTTGGGTCCAGAACGATTTTATTCCTTACGACACGGAGATTGTGTTTGATGGAGATCAACGGTTCCGTCAGACCTATGACAGTGTATCAGAGCGTGGAAACTGGAAAATCTGGCAGAGCCATATGCAGAAGCTCCGTAAGTCCGGCCGGCTGGAAATAAAATTTATGATGGCTGCATCTTTTGCGAGCGTTCTGGTTAGTCTCCTGGGCGGACTGCCGTTTATTGTAGATCTTTGGGGAGAAACAGAAGGCGGTAAAACAGTATCTCTTATGGTTGCTGCATCAATCTGGGCGAATCCTGATGAATCAGCATATATCGGAGATTTTAAAACAACGGAAGTAGCACTGGAGGCAAAGGCAGACATGTTGAATCATCTGCCAATGATCTTGGATGATACCAGTAAAACCAGTAGTCGAATCCGGGATAATTTTGAAGGCATGGTATACGACATGTGTTCCGGAAAAGGAAAGAGCCGGTCAAACAAAGAACTTGGTATTAACCGGGAGAACCGGTGGCGGAATTGTATCCTGACCAATGGAGAACGTCCACTGAATTCATATGTATCCCAGGGCGGTGCAATTAACCGTATTCTGGAAGTTGAATGCAAAGATAATGTTTATGAAGATCCACAAGAGACTGCAGAGCTTGTAAAGAAAAATTATGGTTTGGCAGGAAAACGCTACATAGAAGCATTGAAAAGCATTGGCAAGGAAGAACTGCAGCGGATGCAGAAAGAATTTCAGAAAGAGCTTAAGGATGATGAGGCAATGCAGAAGCAGAGCTTGTCGTTGGCAATCCTTCTTACTGCAGATAAAGTAGCAACGGATTATTTGTTCCGGGACGGAGAATATATCACGATCAAGCAGGCAAAAACCGTTCTGATCAACAGGAACGATCTTAGTGATAATGAACGCTGCTACCGGTATTTGAAAGATAAGATTGCAATGAATGAGCAGAAATTTGATGCGGAAAACAAAGTTGAGCAGTGGGGAATTCTGGAAGAAGGAAGAGCTATTATTTACAATCAGGCATTCAAGGATCTGTGTAAAAATGGTGGATTTTCTGACAAAGCATTCCTGTCATGGGCGGACCGGAAAGGTCTGATTGAGACACAGGGCGGACGAATGACAAAGGTGAAAAAGGTAGGCGGGAATCCTGTAAGATGCGTGTTCCTGAAGTTGAATGAGAATCTGGATGAGGATGGATTTGAGTCAGTAGAGACGATGGAAATGTATGAGCAGGAGGAGTTGCCATTCAAATAAAGTTACCCGTTACCCAAGTTACCAGTCAATTTTTACCCTTATAGGGAAGATAAAAATATGTGAAAGTGAGAAAAATAAGTTCTCCTACATGGGAAAATGTGTGGTAACTCGGTAACCGAACGGCGAAAAGTCCAGAAAACACAGTGTTTTCAAGGCTTATAACGGTTTCCGTGTTTTGGTAACGAGCACTCAAAACGGTAACATTCGGTAACAAAGGAGTGGAATATGGAAGAATATGATAAGCGAGTCACAGCAATGTACAACGATTGTTGGAAGTTATACAGAGATTACACAAAATCACATGACATGAGGCAGTTCAACGAAGCAAAGGATGCTGTGATTGAGAAATATGGAAGACAGTGTGATGTGATTGATCTGGTGTTGTGGATAGCGATTCGTGTACAGACTTTGCACGATATGTGGGAAAGGGAAAAGAAAGATGGAGGAAATTAGGTGGTACAAAAAACTTAATTACACAGAAACGAAAGATATCATCAAGGAGAAGCTGCAGAACATGTCGAGAGATTTTGTGGCAATAGGATTTTACTTGAAGCTGATCAGAGATAAAAGTTTATTCCTGGAAGATGGATATAAATCGATATGGGAATTTGCAGAAGATAATTACGGTATTAAACGATCGACAGCATCCAGATGGATGGCAATGAACGATAAATTTTCCAAGAATGGGAATACACCGATACTGTCAGAAGAATATATAAACTTTGGGAAAAGTCAGCTGCAGGAAATGTTATATCTGGATGATAAACAGATGGAAGAAGTGAAGCCGGATATGACGGCAAGAGAAATTCGTGGGATACGCACACCAGATCCTGAACCGGAAGAGATTGAAGAACAGATTCCAGAGCAAGTACCTGGACAGATGTGTGTGGAGGATTATCCGGAGATTCTTCCGGAAGAGAAACATGGTCCGGCAAAATGTATCACCGGAAAAAGTAGAAGTGGAATATGTGGAGCAGCTGCATATTGTTCAGAGAACTATAGCTGTTGTTTGGAATGTGACCAGAATTGCAATAGCAGGTGCGGATGGCTTGATGATGCGTGCGACGTCGCACAGGATAAACAGCAACCGTCAGTTGAGAATGTGAATATGGATTGTCCGCCAGATCAAGGTACTTGTCCAAGGCAGAACTGGGGGACATCTCGTGAAGATCAGCATGAAGGACAGAAAGAATGTGCGAAGTGTTGGAATCATTATAAGAACTTGCACAAACAGGAGAAGGTGGAAGTTCCGGAAGAGAAAATGCTGGAAGTTGAAGAGAGGATTCCATCAGATTCTGTGGAGAAAGAGGTAGAGCCAGAGCCGGAGCTGTATGAAGAAGTATTTGAGAAAACTGATATCGATATTGCTAGGGAAGAAAATCAGAAAGCTCAGATATATCTGGAGATGGCTGAGAAAGAATTCGGTCAAAATGATATCAGGATCCGGAAACAGAAGATTTTAGTTGCAGCACTGGCCGGATATATTCACAATCTGGATACGGTGATGAATCCACCAGAAGAACCGAAACAGCCAGAACTTCCAAAACTCAAGAATAATGATCAACGGAAGGAATGGCTCAGAAATTACAAAGACTGGGGATTGTGGTATCACGATGATCGCATTGATGTGAATTATTACAAATATGATTTCGAGGATGGCAGTAGATTGGTGGTAGCTGAATACCCAAAGAGAAAGTATTACTGGAATTCAGGTGAAGTAGAAGATAGTCATTATTTCCACTTGCTGGAAAAGAATAAAAAGTACTACGGAAAAGAAAAGACATTCGATCAACAGCATGTGCATAACGAAAACAGTGAGACTTACTTGGTGGAATTCCTGAAGAATCTGCAGAAAGGGGCGAAATAAATGTTTACAGGAATTGACTTTGAAAAAGCAATAGATTATTACCGGGATGGGAAAGAGGTTGTCGTACTTGACAGAGCCTCAGTTGGGAAAAACGGAAAGTCAGGATACGATACATTTTCGTTTGAGGAACTCTTTAAAGATCTTGATTTTCTGGTAGATGTGCCGGCAGTCGTAAATTCGGATTTTGAACAGGCTGTGCAGGAGATGACAGGAACTGATCAGGTAGATCCGGAAGAAATCATTCGGGCAGTGCATGAAACGCAGGAAAGTATTACCC